TCAATAGGATTCAACTACTTAGGTGATAAAATGAAGTTTGTAGAGGATTCAACTTTACATAAAGAGGGACACTGGGAAATAAACGAAGTTAAACTTTGGGAGGGTTCAGGCGTAACGTTTGGAGCTAACTCACTTACCCCGGTTATAGATGTTGCTAAAGGATTAAAAGATAACTCTTATACACTAAAAAAATTAAACGAATTAACAATAACCTTAGAAAGTGCTTTAAAAAATGGTAAAGGCACAGACGAAAGGTTAGTTAACATAGAGCAGATGTTTGCTCAACTTAAACAGCTTCATGAATCACTTGAAATTAAAAAGCCGTCTGCAAAAGGCACTTTAGAAGACAAGCCGACAGAGGTTAAAAATGAATTATCAATTTACAATTTTATTTAAAAAAAAATGAAAACATTAAATCAATTTTTAGAGGTTAAAGGAATCTCAATGGATGACTTTAACCAAAAAGACGCAGAAGCAAAAGCTGCTATCTTTAATGAATTAAACGCTGACAACTCAGCAGCTTTCAAATCATTGGAAGAGTCAGTAGAAAACAACGGTAAAGAAGTAACAGAGGCTTTAAAAGAGCTTGGAAAGATTAGAGACAATCAAATCAAAGAACTTACAGACGCTTATAAGGCTCAAGGAATTGAGATTAAGAAACTTAAAGAAGGTGAAGTGTCTAATATTGCCTCTAAGTCTATTAAAGAATCTTTACATGAAAACATTGAGTTATTAAACCAGATGGCTAAAGGTAAGAGCGGTTCTTTCTCTATCAAGGCTCCTGCTGATATGACTTTAGCCGGGAATGTCACTGGACAAGTGCCGCAGGCTGAGAGAATTGTAGGTTTGAACACAGTTGCTTCAAGACAAGTACGACTATTAGACATTGTGAGAAATGGGAGTATTTCTTCTAACTTAATTGAATGGGTTTACCAAGCTAACAAAGATGGCTCTGCTGGAGTAACAGGAGAAGGATTAGTAAAAAATCAGATTGATTTTGACATGGTTGTAGGCTCTCAGAAAGTAGAGAAGGTTACGGCTTACGTTAAAGTAACTACTGAAATGTTAAGTGATATCACTTGGATTGAAACTGAAATCAGAAACGAATTAACTAGAGAAGTAATGAAAGCTGTAGAAGCTCAAATTTATTCTGGTACTGGTGTTTCACCTCAGTTAAACGGATACAGAACAGTATCAACTGCATTTACTGGTGGTTCTGCTGCTGGTACGGTAGACTCAGCAAATGAAGTCGACGTATTGAGTGCGGCAGCTTTACAGATTGAAGAAGCTAATCAACCAATGCCAAACTATCATTTAGTTCACCCTTCTACATTGTATGCAATTAAATCTTTGAAAGTTTCAACTTCTGACAGAAGATATGTAGAATACAACAACAGAATTAGCATTGATAATGACGGCACAGTAAGATTAGACGGTATTGTTATACTATCTTCTACTTTAGTTACCGCTGGTGATTATATGACAGGACACTTTGAATATGCTAACCTTTTAAATAAAGAAGGTTTAAACATACAAATCGGATTAGATTCTGACGACTTTACCAAGAACTTCAGAACTATTCTTGCTGAGTGGAGAGGTGTATCTTTCATTAAAAATAATGATAGGCCAGCTTTCGTATCCGGAGACTTCACTACAGATAAAGCAGTATTAGAGACTCCATAATCTTTCATTCATAATCTACCGATACCTCACTGTTAGCGCAGTGGGGTTTTGGTGGTAAAAGACTTTAAGTTATGAGAAAGAAAAAAGGAAAAGTTTTAGAAGGTTTTGGCCAATTTAAAAAGGGTGAGGTTTACGAGTTTAAACAACACAACTATGATGAACTTTTAGCAAAGGGAAGGATAGAAGAGGTAAAAGCAGCAAGAAAGAAAGCAGAACCAAAGAAAGATAAATAATGAGTTTTTTACAACCTAGCGATTTTATTGGATTAGTAGCTCAAGGAAAAAATGAGTTTACTACTCCGGCTATTCAGGCTTATATTGATGAGTATGAAGTAGACTATTTAACTGCTTTACTAGGTTGTGATATGTATACAGAATTTATTGCTGACTTAGATACTACACCAAACATACTGCCTAACTCAGTGCCACTTAGTCCAAAGTTTACATCAATATTTAATGCTTTTTGCATTGATGATGATGGTACATGTGATAATGACCAAAGAATAAGTAAAGGATTTAAGGAGATGTTAAAGTATTTTATCTTTTGGGAGTACGCAAGAGATAACCAGCATGAGTTTGTTTTAACTGGTGCAACTAGTAATACTTTTAGTAACTCTCAATTAGTCGCTTTGTCACATACTAAACTATACAAGAATTACAATTTAGGTATTAAGACTTATAAAAATATTCAGTGGTACATCTGCGACAACCCAGAGGACTACGATTACGATAATTATAACGGAATAAGAAAAGACTACTCTACATGGCTTTAAAACCCATTGAAATATTTATAGACACAATATCAAGTGTAGCGCATAGGATTAATATATCCTCTGTAGTTTCTTTGGGTTCTAATCAATACAGGCTGAATACTAATAATACGCTTTATTTAAGGCCGCTTAAAAAGGTTTTAATTGACGGTGTGGAGTATGTAGTAGATGACTTTCAAATAAACTCTTATATCACCGTTTCTGCAACTGATGGAAGTGATACACCGGTTACTGTAGACTTCTTTGATATTGATGTTCCTTTGTTTTTATTTGGTAATCCTAAGATGGTTAGTGGAGAGCTTATAAAGAGAATAAATAACGGGAATGGCTCTTGGCCTTACATCTGGTTAGTAGAGATAAGTAATACTTCTGGAACATTAGACCCAGCAGCAGCGGTAACACAAACACCAAGCTTTAATTTATTCTTTTTAGACTCTAACGATTACGAGAATTGGAGTATACAACAGCACTACGACAATGACATCTACGTCATGTCAAACTACATTAATTTTGTTTTATCAATATTAAAGAGTAGAAGAGACGTTTATGAGACAGATTCAATAACTTATACAACTACAAACCATGTAAATTTTGGTGATTACATAGTAGATGAAGGGATGAATGAGAGGATATTAAACGACAATGTGACGGGGGTACAGTTGCAAGTTGATTTACCTATTATAATTCAAACTTGTAAAGATGTTTCAATAACTGCTAATTGTCCTATTATAACAGAGACTTTTAACTCTGTTTCTATTAGCTCTCCTTTATCATTTAAAAATATTGTAGTACAAACTAATGACGCTATACCAGTTCAAACGGGTACAGTACTAATAGATACTGCTGCCGCTACAACAAATCAAAACGTTATAGTATTTACAGAAGGTTCAGGTGCTCAAGTTGGTAGTGCTGACGGTGGCGAGTGGCAAATATTAGACTCTATTATTTCTAATTCTGATGACACTTACTCTGTAGCATTAGAAGCACAAGACACATTAGAGTTACCTGATATAACACATACTCAGACAGATGGAAGTTCTGAGATATTACCAGCGCAAACACCTTTAGTCTGTGACCCTGCTTCACCTGCTTCTAACCAAGTAAACGGAGCATCTAAAACGGATATACCTGCGGGAGGTTCAAAAGATTTTCAAATAGAGTACGCGAATGGAGACCCTGTTGTAGTTGTTCAAATTTCAGATAGTGCAACATTATTTCAGGGTACGGTACCTACACCGCCAGCAATAATAACATCTAACGTTATAAATACAGGTCAAGAGACTGTATACAGAACTGGGGATGATGGTGATAGATTTTCTAATGGAGACTATGCCAGTGTTAATATGGCGAACTTATCAGATTATTATACTTTATCTGAAGTAAATGAATGGGGACATTTTAAAAGGTTAACGGGTGACACTGGCGGCTACATGGATGAAAATACGGGTAATTTTTTTGATGTTAATGGTGTATCTACTACTAAGCTAGGTGCTTTTCCGAATGAGATATTAAGGGATTACTGTACTAGAAGAAGATGGTTTTTAAGACGTTCAGCGGCTAGAAGTTGGAACGATTGCGTTACTTTAACCCTAACCGAGTCCAGAGGTGGGGAGACAGGTTGGTTTTGTCCTAATAGGTCAGAGTATGAGTCTTTGAGTTCTGCAAATTCAAAGTCACCTAGCTACATAGATAATAGGCTTTTTAATTGGTCAGTTCAAAATATGTGGTGCAGTACTACAGAAAAAAATATAAGCACAAATTCACTAAGGTACAATGGTAGTGTTGATACTTGGACTAGCGAGGTTAAAATACAAACAAACGCGAACGCATACGTAAAATTATTTTAAATGAAAACATACTATTTTCCAGACCAGAATATAACAATAACACCAAACGAGATAATTAAAAACGGTTTCGCAGGTGGTCAATTTTCTAACAATGAAAGTCAAGGTTCATTTTTAGTTGATATAATTTTAAAATCAGAAACTACAGATTTTGGATTTAATTTATCTAGTCCTGACACAATGCCTATAGATTTTTCAGTAGAAGAAATTGACATTTGGGTAGAAGCAACTTTACAACAATACGAAATATAAACAAGATGGATAAATACATAGTAATAAAAGAATCAGAATCAACTAGAACACTAGAAAACTTAGCAGACTCAAACGAGGTTATGTTAGTGCTTAGAGTACCGCCTGCAAATGTTTCTCAGGCAATTACAGAGTTATCTAATATAGATAGTAAAAACTGGATTTCTAGCGATAACAAAACAATAAAAGCGGGTGACACTTCAGATAGTATCTTGTTA